TCGTTGTCTGGTTTTAGTTTTCTTGATTTAACTATGTGTTCACCTACTAAATTAAAGTTAGTGTAGTATTCTATTTCTTTAAGGTTGTTTATTTTTTTGTTCATTGTTTCTTTGTTTAAATTATTTCTGCTTCGCTTACATTTAACAAAGCAATTTCTTTTGGTATCTTTTTATTGTTCTTAAATTCTGTTGTGGTATTATGGTATTGTATTTCCCAAACAGGATCAACAATATACAAATTAAATCTATATACTCCAGAAGGTGTAGAATTAACATACATAGGTATATCTAAATTATCATCACACTTTGCTATCATAGCATCGTACTTCTTCTTTTCTATAAGTAAAGTATCGTAGTGTACTGTTCTACATTTTAACTCAATGCGGTGATAGGTTTTAGGACTGTAACAATCCCACCTGCTCATTTGGCTTTTTGCTTTTACTAAATCAGGGTAACAACAAGAAACTAAATACTCAAAAAGTTCCTTTTCTTTCAATCGTTGTACTGTTTAAATATTTTATTTAGTTTATCATATACACCATTTAAAAAACAACTACCACAACTTGTTGCAACAGCAGTATCATTAAATACACGGTTGTATATTAATATTAGTTCGTTTTGTTGTACAGGTGTTACTGTTGATCTTTTTACACTAAAGAAAGTATCTAAATAGTTATACTCATCTTCTGTTAAGCATTCAATCTTTTTACTTGGAAACATTTTGTTAAGCGTTTCTTTTCTTTCATCACATCCACAATCATCACCAAGTACAAACTTTGCTGCTTTATCAATGCCTACTTTTTTAAATGCTTTCTCAACTGTATCACCTAAACCACTACTTGCTGCTTCGTGGTTCTTTTTCCAAGCCTTATATTTTTTACTTCTTTTATCACCTTTAAATTCGTTCATAGTCTTTATTTTATTTGCTCAAAATCATTATTAATATAGTCATCATAATCTTCTTGAAATTTTTCTTTTAATTCGTGTTTTGCGTTTTTTAATGTATTAAATATACTTACCCAACTTATGTTAGTTTCTTTTGCTATTCCTCTTATGCTTAAATTTGAATCTCTATAAAGTTGAAAAAGTCTACGCTCATACCATCGCCAGTCTTGTATATGGTCATCAATCATTGTACAAATTTTGTTGTAGGCTATTTGCTCATCCATTTCCGTATCGTCTGGAATTTCGTAGGTATGCTCTTCATTGTCAAGTGAAACTTTTTTAATTTTTCTTTTATTCTTATAAAATTGAAAGTATAAACTGCGCAAAGAAAAAAATAAATACCCCCTGCTAACTTCACCATTCTTAATAATTTTTTCTTCATTTGCATACTTATATAACACAAGGTAACATTCCTGCACTAAATCTTCAGCGTATTCATATTCGCCAAAACCCTTTATTATATTAACCCATTCAGTATGCCTTTCAGCTACCTTTTCTAACCATTGTGCGGATTTGCCCATATTACAGTAACACTAATTACACCTAACAAACATTGTAAGGTAATCTCGTTACTTTCTTCTAATTCTTCTTTGCTGTATAAAAAACCAAACATCATACCAATTACAGGACTAATAAACACATCAGCATTTTTTACCTGACCTATAATTAAATAGATAGCACATATAATTAATAAAGATATTATAAAAATCAAATCTCTAACTTTTCAACTGGTTTAACATTATGTATTAAATCTCTACCAAGAAATTCAAAACCTATATTGTTCCTTGCCATTCTTAACTGTATTGGTTCTTCGTAAGGTGTGCATCTCCCACCTGTTTCATTTTCTTTAACCTTTAATACGTGCAGGTGTGAATACATCCAATTTTGAGCAGAGCCTGTATAACGGTGTATACATATTACATCATCAGCACGGTTTGCCCATTTACCTCCACCTTCTACTGATGCCATTCCTAAAGGTGTTGGTAGGTTTTCGTATTCGTGTCCTTTAACGTGGGTTCTTCTTAATGCTTCTGTTACACCGTGTGCATTCATAAATACACTTACATTTCTTTTTTTAGCAAATAATCTAAACTCACTTGCTACTTGGTAATCATATTCGTGTCCACCTACTGCTTTTAATAAACCTATATCTTTTGATAAACTGTTGTACGGATCAATAAGTAGTGCGTTGTAATCCCAAGCATCTTTTATTTGTCCAGCTTGTTTTAATAGTTGTTTATATGTAATTAGATCATCAACTTCTATTATCTTAAAATAAGTATCACACCAATTTATTGTGTCGTTTATTAGTTCATCACTTGCTTCGTTTATGGTTTTACCCATTTTAAATTCTATTATTTTTCTTACAATACTTTGTGAAGTGTTTTCACTTGACCAAACAACAAACCTTAATTTGTGTTTAATTGCCCATATTGTAAACAGATACATTATTACAGTTGTTTTACCTACGTTAGCGTGTCCTATTAGTACGTTAAAATTACCCTGCTTGTAACGCAAGTATTCATCTATTTCAGGTATATCTATTTTTAACCCTTCTTTTACTCTGCCATATTTTATGTCAAGTATTCTATCTTGTATGTTCTTTGCTTGTGCTATCATCTTTTGTGGTATTTTCTTGCTACTTTGTCGTTTTGTTCTTTACGTTGAGGTTCTATATAATATCCTGTTATTGGGTTTATATTATAATTCCAAAAATCTACTGGAAATGTTTCACCTTGTTTTAATTTTTTTAACATTAATTAAAGATATAAAAAAAGGGGGTAATTAAACCCCCAATTAATGAACTATGTTCTAAAATGGTAAATCAGCTTCTTCACGTGCTGGTTGTTGTTGTTGATTAGTAACCTCATTTCTTTCAGCTACTGTTATATCACCACCTAACCATCGTACCGCTCCATTGCCTAAAGATGTTGCTTTTGTTTTAGCTTCTCTTTCTCCTTGTGTTTGGCTTTGTGTAATCCAAATATTATTACCATACTGTGATTTGTCTTGTATCATCATAGTAATGTTTAAATATTGGTTACCATCTTTGCCTTTTACAATTTTTGTTTTATCAATCGCAGATAGATTTAAGCTGCCTGATAATATTGCTACGTTCTTTTTTTCCATAAATTATTATTTGATAATTCTTGTAATTAATTTTTATATATACGTTATTTACTTTACAGTTTTGCAAGTTCATTTTCTATTTTACCTGAAACTTTATACTTGCTTTTAATAGCTTCTACACTACCACCACCTTTTATAAATTCTATTGCTTTAGAATATTCAGGTGTGTTTTGGTTTAACCACTTTTTATCTACGGTTACACCACTCGCTACATTTGCATCATCGTCAACAGCTTGTAAGCCTAAAAGACTTGCCAAAGTGTATCTACGATAATAAGTTATACAACTACCTAACTTTTGTGGATCAGATATTTCTGGTAATTTAAGTGCTGATATTACACCACCTGTACCATCAATACAAATTAACTTACTTACTACCATATCTTCTTCTATTGGTTGTAATAAAAGTAGTTTATGTTTTTTAAGTAAAGGTTGTAGTTGTTTAATTAATGAATTTATATCAAAGTATTTTGATTTATAAAAAGGATTTTTTGCATCCTTACTTATTGTACCTATTTCTTGTTGTAGGTTAAATAGTTTTATGTTAATGTTTGTTTCTTTCATTGCTTTGTTGAGTTAAAATTAATTGGTTCTTTAATTGTTTTATATCGTATTGCAGTTCTTGTACCTTGCCATAGAGTTCTGCTCTTGTATAATTGTTCATATTGTAAAGATACAAAAAAATAATTTATGATAATTATAAACAAAAAAGAAGGGCATCATTTCTGACACCCTTCAAACAAAGAACAAAAATTACAAGAAAGAATCAAGTAATACTTTTAAGCCTATCGTTATTTAACTTTGCTTCATAATCTTTTATCATTTCTTCCAGTTCGTAATTGGTAAACTTAACAGTTTCTTTACTTTTCAAATATAATACTTCTGAAGCATCTTTACCTAAAAAAAGTGAGTATTTATATTGCTCACCCTGTTTAAACATATTGCATCCTATACATTGACTTTTAACATTACGTTCATCCCATCTTGTACTGTAATGTTTTCTACTCATAAAATGTCCAGCTTGTATTTCTTTCCAATGTTTTACTACACCACAAGTTACACAAGTACAGTATCCATTTTTATCAGCACTACTTATTCTTATATATTTACTAAATACTGTATAAGTTTCTTTACAAGTTTACTTCTTGAAAGTTTTTTAGGCACTTGTTAAATCTTTTTCATTCATATGTGCTTCTAATATATAACCATCTAAAGGACTTATAATAGATATTGCTTTATATATTTTTCTACTAATAGCTTTTACTTTTTTCTTTTCTGTAGTTGTTGAATCAATACCTAACATACAATACATATGAGCATCTTCCATTAGTAGTTCATCTACTTTTCTTTTAATACTCCAAGTTTTGTAACCTTGTATTTTTCTAATTTTATCTTCTGTAATCATTATTTATATATATACAAATATTATTTACATTCCCACTACCCACCAAAGGTACTCGCTTTTTTTTTAAGATGTAAACCTTTTTGGAAATTAGTTTTACACATTATCTGCCTTGACCACGATATTTCTTAACGTAGTTTTTAGATGATTTAAGTTTAGATTGTTTGTTTTTACTATGTATACCCTTACGCTTAACCTTAACTTTTATATAGTTGATAACTATTTGCTTTGCCATTACTGGTGCTTGTTATTGCCAAATACTTTTTCTACTCCACGACTACCAAAATAACCGCCTATAACGATAGATAATAAACCTGTAATACTATCTAATGGATAACCTAAATACCATCCTATAACATAGCTTACAGTTAAAAATACAAGTGTTAATGGACGTACATTAGAAGATAACCAAGAACCACTACGTGCATCAGCTACCCACCTTCGTGTAGTACCATCTATTTCAGCACGTTCTATTTCAAGTTTTAAGTGCTATTTCTTTGTCAGCATCGCTCATACTTGAGCCACCTATAATAGCTTGTATAACACTACCTACTGCTGTATTACCTGCAACTGCACCAACTACATCTGGTATTTTGTTTAGTAAGAATTTACCTACTTGTGTATCTTTAAATTTCTTTTTTTCAGCCATAATGTACTTCCTACAGTATTAGTATGTCCAGACTGAATTTGGTTTTGAGTTATCGGTATCGCAATGTATAAAGGTTTTAGCGATTCCCAACCTTTTAAATCCTGCTTTAATAAGGGCATTAAGAACAATGTATCTTTCTTGTCCTGATCCAATACTAATATCGGCTGCAAGTCCGTTAAGGTGTGATGAGTTTTGCACACCGCCAACTTTTCGGTTATGGTCGGCTGTTCTATATCCACTTGTGATTTTAAATGGTATTCCTGCAATTTCACGTGCGTTGTTGAGCAACTCAAGAAAGTTACTATCCATATTAACGCCACTTCCTTTGTGATCAGGTGAATCAAATTCATCTAACGTGAAGTATTTCATTTTTTAATCTTTTCAATTTCTTGTTTTATATCGCTTACTACTTGGTTAAATTTATCTTCTAAAGCATCAGGAATACCATCCTTATCTTTATCTGTAAATATACCGTAAACTGTTAATGCCATCATTAAGGCAGTTAAAAACATTACTATTGAAATTATAATTATAAAAGTTTGCATATTTATTTATTTAAATGGCTACCATCGCAGTAACCTTCTGGGTTATTTGTGCATCCGCACTTACATTTTACTTCTATCATAACTTTCCTTTTGGGGGGTTATTTTTATTATCAAAGTCCATTGCTGCTTTAAGTATAATTTTATCCATCATATTATCTTGGTTTTGCAACATTTCTCTTTGTAGGTTTATTACCATTTCTTCTAACCTATCTTTAGCCTCTACAAGCATTTGTATTTGATGGTCTTTTTTTTCTAATGTAGCTTTTAAGGCATTTACATCGTCTGGTCTTGTACCACTTATAGCACTTATAAGAACTGGTATTGAAGCAGCAATAGAACCAATTAACATAAGCACAATTTCTTTATTAGATTCTAAAACAGGAAACTGTACAAAGGTAATAATAATACCGACAATAAATAGAAATACAAATAAACTACCTGCATAACTTCTTATCTCTTTTGCTACTCCGTTTTTAGGTAACTGCATCACTTTATCTTTTTATAAATGGATATAGATGTATATACTACTGCAAGTACTAAACTGATTGACTGAAGCATAGGATTCGCCTCACTTATAGAAATGCCTAAAGCAAAAAAGTTAACAAATCCTATCTTTAAATCTTCCATTATGCTATTGCTAAATAGATGTAAGTATCTCCGCTATAGTTTACATCTGCATTACTACCTAAAGTAAAACCATTGCTATCAAAAGAAGTTATATGCGTAGATGATGTAGGTTCTGAATTAGATAAATTAGGATATAAAAACTTGCTTGTACCCCTTGTTGAATCTTGCATAATCCAACTATAACCATTTGCAGTATTTTTCATTAAAACCCAACGTGGTTGGAATCCTGTAGTAATTGCATTTGTTCCACTATTTCCCGTATACTTATCCACCTTCTGATAACCTGCTATGTTTGCAAAGCAATACGCTATGTAAGAATCACCACTTCTATTAACTACGTCCCATCCTCCTACATTAAAAGTTGTAGTTGTAGGTGCGCTATTCCATATTTTAGTAGAACCTCCTGGAGAACTTTGACCACCAGATTCATTTAACACTAGATGTTGTCCATTTCCTGTTGTCCAAGAGTTGGTGGTTATTCCGTCTGCACCCACATACCAACTCGCTGGGTTATTAGTTTTTTTAATAATAATCAAAGATGGTGCAACCGACAGTCCGTGTCCAATGTTCCAACCAACTCCGCTGTTATTAGAACCATCACTTGTGGCATTTGTAGCACCATTATAAGAAACAATACTAAATCCTGCTGCAACATTCTTTTTTATAGTAGAATTAATATCTCCATTTGTATTAGTTTCTGAAGTAGGAGCGTACCAACACCAAGCAACGTAATTTGGTGGAGTACCTGAACAGCTTCCACCTGCTGCTCCATTGACACTTGCACCACCACTTGAAACATCTGTTACAGTAAAGCCATTAGAATCAAAACTCGTTAACCCATTTGGTGATTGATTAACTTCTGCAGCGGTTGTGTTTGAACTTAAAAGTTCCTGAACACCCCTAACAGAATCCGTTAAAGAATGGTCACAAGAAGCATTTCTTGATTTTATCCAAACAAAGTCTGGTTGAAACGCCATCCCAAGATAATTAATGTTTGTATCTGTACCGCCATAAACACCACCTGCATAGGTTATACTTGTTTCTGTTCCGTTGTTACTTCCTACTGAATCTAAAGCGTTTCCATCTAACTTGTAATGTGCTGTTAAATTTGCTGTAGGTATTTGGCTTGATTCGTTGTAAAGTTTTGTTATGTCTGAACTAC